CCTTGTTTTCATGGCGAAGGTCATCGCCGCCGTGCCGATGGGATTTTATACCGCCGTCCGCGCCGTTGCCGATTTCCGCGTGGCGCTGCTCGATCTGGACTTGCAACTTGCGAAAAAGATACCGCTCCTCTACCCCAAGGCATACGTTGACAGCCTGAAAGAGCAGAGGATGGAAGCCCTCAAGGTTGCCATCGAGTACAACGCCAAGATGGACACCTTGCGCGAATCGGTCAACGCCGTCGGCAAATTCGACTATGACGCCGCGAAAGCCGCCAGCTTGGTAGCGCAGGCCAACGCCGAAGCGGCTGCGGCCATCGACAAGCGCGCTACCGCCATGGATAGGCTAATGTCCAAGCAATACATCAACGCCGACGCCGTCCGCGCTGGAGCCGCCTCTCGCGCCGCTATTGGCCGCGTAGATGCACTGACCACGCTCCCCGGATTCTCCGGTATCTCGCCCGAAGCCGCGCAAATCGCCATCGACTCTCAGTCAATCGCCAATGCCAGCGACGAGGCATTCGTGGGCGGATGGGTTGCGCGCCGTGAGAATGCCGCGCTGGCGATACAGGAGCAGAACGAGAACATGATAGCCGCGCAGATGCGGCGGGACGGCAACTATCAGGGGGCGCTTGAAATCGAACTTGCCCAACTGGAACGGCTCAAGGCTGGATACGAAGGCAATGCCGAAGCAATCGCGGCCCTTGAGGAACAGAAGAAGCTCAAGATCATGGATGTGAACCGCGAAATCGCCGACAACGCCAAGAGCGAATTTGAGCGTTCCGCGCAGACCATCGAAGGATTCTTCAACCGCGTCTTCATGAACGCCCGCAGTCTCAGCGATATGTGGAAGCAACTGTGGGGCCAGCTTGCGAACTACGCCGTGCAGCAGATGGCGCGCATGGTAGCGGCGTCTGTCGGCGGTTATCGTCAGGCGGCGGCTCCTGCCGGTGGCGGCATGGCGGCGATGATCCCATCCATCTTCGGTGGTGGCGGTGGTGGCGGTACCGCAAGCGCGGGCGGATATGGCGGCGTCGGCACCCCTCCGTTTGTTGGGGGAGGCACTGGTAGCGGGATGCTCGGCATGAGCAACCTTGCCGGATACAAGGGATTCCTCGGCATGACTGACAAGATCGTCCCCAACGCCCTCGGCCTCGGCCAGTCCGCTATCCCGTTCTCGTCGCTCTCCATGGGCGGCAAGATCGGACAGATGGCGTCCTCCCCTGCGGCAATGATGGGCGGGGCGATGCTCGGCATGGCAGGGATGAAGCAAGGCGGACCCCTCGGCATGGCGATGACTACGGGCGGGCTTGCTCTCAGCGGATGGGCCATCGGCGCGAAGATCGGCGCAATCGGCGGGCCTTGGGGCGCGGCCATTGGCGCGGCTGTCGGGGCCGGGCTTGGCTTGATTGGCCTATTCCGCAAGTCCCCCGAGGAGAAGCTCAAAGAGAAAATCAAACAGGCATACGGCGTCAACATCCGCGACAAGGGCGTCCTGCAACAAATCCTGTCCGTGGCCCAAGGATTCGGCGGCAACCTCGACATGGCAATCCGCCATAAAGATGTCGTGGAGCTTATCAGCCTGTACGCGCAGACCACGAACCAAACAATGCGCGGTGCGCCGAAGCAGATGTCCTCGGCAACGCTCATCCAGTCGGGCGGCTCCTTGTCGATGGCGGCGTCCTACACAAACGGCACGCCCACAATGGGGAGCCTACCGGGGGCCGGTATCGACAATGTTCGGGCGACTGGGGCATCGGGCGGGACGGTTATCAATATCACCGTGCCGGGAGCAAAGGAGTTCTTCGAGAAAGAGACCGTCACCGTCATTGCGAAGAATGGCCGCACTGTATCCACCGCCAATGCCAGCGCGGCGACGGGCAATTTCTGGCGTACTCAAATGGCGGCAACGCTGCTTAAACCGGGGCTTGTGACAAGTTAAGGAGAGACCATGCAAACCAGAACCGTCAAACTCAGTTGGACAGCCGCCGCCGATGGCAGCGTTGCGGCCATTCCGATGTCGCTTGCGAATTACAATTTCCTCAAGGGCTACGGCTATCTGCTCTATGCCATGACCACAAACCCCGGCTCGACCGCCCCGACCGACAATTACGACATCGTGATTGAAGACGCGGACGGAACCGACGTTCTCGGGGGTGCGGGAGCGAACAGGGACGCGGCAAACACAGAGACGGTGCAGCCGCTTATCAATGGCCTTCCTGCGCCCTATCCGATGGACGGCGCACTGACGGTAAAGATTTCCGGTAATAGTGTCAACGCCGCCACCGGGACGATCACTCTTATTTTCGTGGGGTAAGCGATGCCTATCGAACGAGTGCAAGGAGAGAGCCGCCTCGAGCGCGTCCTCATGCTGACTGGAGCGTTCCGCCAATTCCACGGCTACGACATCCCCCCGCAAGAGGTGGCCGAACTCTACAAGCTCTACACCCAGACCGGCGGCCCGTCGTGGATCGACCACACCAACTGGTTCGAGAACAAGCAGTGCGCCACTTGGTTTGGCCTGACGGTGGCCGGTGGGCGGGTGAAGGAGATTAAGCTAAACGCGAATAATCTGGTCGGGGCATTGCCGGGTGGTTGTCTGAAGGGTTTCGGGGCGCTAACTCATTGGAATACAAATAACTCCGCAGGGCTTACGGGCACCATCCTACTAGGTGATATTCCCGTTGGGGCGACATCGGTATATATCAATAACTCTCAAATAGCAGCGCAAGGCTTATTGGCCGATTTGCCCGCCGGAATTGGTGTTTTTTATGCCCATGCGACTCCATCAAATATCACTGGCGCGCTGTCGGATGTTGGCGCACTGGCTAATTACCTTAGCATTTACTCGACATCCGGTGTGGTTACCGGAGGTGCCGTACCGATGAGCAATATCGGGGTGGTCAGGCTGGACCTGTATTCGCTAGCGGCTGCAACAACTGCCTCTAAGGATTCCATCATCGAGCGCATCTACGCCGACCGCGCCCTGTTCACCAATGCCGCCCACGTCCTCAATATCTCCGGCGGTGGAGCCTTAACCGGCGTCTATCAAACCTCTGCCGCCCCCGCAACGCCAGCGGAGAAAGCCTATGCGCTGGTGAATGATCCGAACGGTGAAGGATTTTTGAAATGGGCTATAACTCTATAGGAGCTTGCAATGCCAGTAACATACCTCCACGTCCTCAACGGTGAAATCGTCGGGGAGATCACTTCCGACGAAAAGGCCACGACCCACCTTCCCCCGTTCGACGGGAAGTACTGTCATGAGTTGATCAGGAAGGATCGGATTGAGACCACGCTGAAAGAGAGCCTCAGTCTTGCCACGAAAGAGGCGGCATTCCAGAAAATTGGGTTGGTGGATAAGAGGGCGGAGGTCGCGCCGGTCACGAAGGAATTGTAATGCCCGGCTCTGTCACAACCTCCACCGCTACGACCGTGCTTCCGCTCTCGCTATGCACCGCGTTCGAGGAGGCGCGAGAGTTTCCCGGCGCGGGGAACGAGTACCGCAACGGCGAGTTCCAAGGCGCGGCAGAGGCGACTACGAGTCGGCGTCGATGGCGGCTATCAAAGCGCATCACGCCGACCACGCTTGCCACGCTGCGGACGTTCTACTTTGCGCGGAAGGGGCCGCACGCAGCATTTTATTTCTACTACCCCTTTTCGGAACACGACCCTACCGGAGCAAGCGCGACGGGGCGCTACCTCGTCCGCTTTGATTCGGAATGGCAGCAGGAATCCTTCATTGCACGCATGAACACAAACCTTCAACTCATCGAAATTGCATAGGAGATTGGCATGGCACTGAAACTCAGCACGGCAGTAAAGAACGCTCGACTTGACTCCATTGAATCGACCATCGGCGCGGCGGCAGTCCTCAAGATCCGATCTGGAGCGGCTCCGGCTGCGATCACGGACGCTGACAGTGGCGACGTACTCGCCTCCCTCACGCTTCCCTCTGACTGGATGGCGGCGGCCTCGAACGGCACCAAGGCGCTTTCGGGAACGTGGCAGGATACCAGCGCCGACGACGCAGGGACCGCCGGTCACTTCCGCGTCTACGCTAGCGACGGGACAACTCAGCACATTCAGGGTTCCATTACGGCGACGGGCGGCGGTGGTGATATGACGCTCGACAACACGTCGATTGCGGCAGGCCAGAGCATCACGATCACCTCTTTCACCCTGACGGACGGGAACTAAGTAAATGGCCTACACGGTCTATTACAACACGCCGGGGACGATCCTCACCTATACGCAGATGCAAGCGGAGTTAGCCGCGCTTGCATCTGCGAATAGCTGGACGTACATCGACTGCGGAGACTCGGCCCAAGGCCGCGAGATCGGAGGCGTTGTCGTCAATGGGGCATCATACACAAAGACGGTGCTGATTGATGCTGCGGTTCATGGAATCGAGAATAAGTCCGCCTTGGCTGCGGTGGACTTCCTCCATTATCTGGCGGCCAACCCGTCTGTTTACTCCAGCACTCGCTTTGTTGTTGTGCCCATCCTTAACCCAGATGGGTACGCTGCGTCATCGAGGAAGAATGTAAACGACACCACAGATGATGATCTTGAGCCATGGCCCCGTTACGTCGATATCAACCGAAACTTTTCCAGGTTTTGGGCTGGCGGGCATTCGTCTACAACGCCAAGCGCGGATTACTACTGCGGACCTGTTGGCGATTCAGAGCCGGAAGCCCAGGTACTGCTTGCCTTATTTACTACCTATGAACCAGATTTGTACATTGACCTGCATACCGACCTCGATCAGGTCATGTCTGGAAGGCCGAACTATGCCCCACTGAAGGTCGCCATCGACGCGGATATGACCACCAACGAGTTCACGCCCTATTCGTGGGTGATGAATTATATGGATGGGACTACCGTAAGCGCGGCAGAGTCAAGTGGCGTTGATGGGTATATAGTAGAGCTTGGCCCCGGAGAAATCCATTATGAAGTGAATCGTTGTATCTGCGCCTTGAAGTCGTTTATAGAGTCGCACGATGCAGTCACTTTCGATTCGATGAATGATTTCTCTGAAGACCAGAACTGCGTTTCGTGGATGCGGTTCAATTCCGGGTATTATTCCGCCGAGGCTGGAATTGATTGGCTGGAGAAGAATGATTTTGCGTGCCTTGCCCATGTTATAAGTACAACTATTAAGGCCGAGGGAGATCAATCAGTTTCAACAACCGCATACCCACGGCTTATTGACGCAAATCTTTCATCGGATTTCCCTTTTAAGTACGGCAGTTCAAACCTGGAACTTGGAATTACGGGCAGGGTATATCTGACCAGTGTTCCAGCAAGCGGGTCAAGGATTTATCTATGCACAAAATATGATACATCTAGCAAGCGATGCTTCGCGCTGGTACTCGGGAATAATGCTGGCACGTTTGAATTGCGGGCACTCGTTGGCACAAGTAACGGGACGGCATATCAGGAATATCTGCTCTGTTCTATCGGCTCCTCTCCAATTAATTCTTGGCTCTTTTATGGCTTTGGTTATAGCGGAACTGACGACTCTTGGTATGCTGCGGGTTACAGCGACTCCGGGTTGCTTGGTTCTGGCAGTGGAACTTTTAGTTCATCGATCTGTCTCACGGAAGCCCCGTGGGCGATAGGATGCTTCCACGCTAACAATGTTAGGTCGGGAGTCGCTGTTGCCGTTGGATATATCGACGAAACGGTATTTTTCAAAGAGAAACTTTCGCCGACAAAAATCTCCGATATCTGGGCGCAGGAGTACACGGCGAATACTTCTGGCGTAACCGGCACCCTCGCCGCAACGCTCACCGATTCCACCTCAAGTTCCACGGGTGCGGTCGCCATTTCCGGGGCATCGGCGCAGACTCTTTCCGATTCCACCGTATTGGCGACTGGCAATGCCCCCATTGTGGGATCTCTCGCGCAGACGCTTGCATCCGCTACCCTGTCCGCATCGACAAGCTCCGGTCTATCTGGTGCGCTGGTGTCAACTCTTGCTGATGCTGCGAGCGCGGCAACTGGAACTGTTGCGATAGTGGGGAGTCTTGCGACCACACTTGCAACTGCAACCGTCGTTGGTGCGGGAACCGTTGCCGTATCGGGCTCGCTTGCATCGACTCTTGAGGATGCGTCACTTTCGTCCGGCAGTTCGTCATCGGCCATTGGCGCGCTTGCGTCAACGCTTCAATCAGCTACAGTATCGGCCTCTGGCGTAGTTCCGGTTTCGGGGTCGCTATCAGTAACCCTCGCTACCGCAACGGCATCATCGACCGGAAACGTCGCCATCTCCGGAGCGGTATCGTCCACGCTCGCCGACGCCACACTGAGCGCGTATTTCGGCGATAGCACCCCGGCGCAATTATCATCTACGCTCGCATCGGCCACAATGGCCGCAACCGGCGAAGTCTCCGTCATGGGCGCACTGTCTGCGGCGCTGCAAGATGCCTTTGCTTCCGGGGCTGGGACGGTCGATATAGATGCAGAGTGCGCGGCCATACTCGCCGATTGCTCCATTGTAATCGCGGGCAGCGTGGCTATTGTCGGAGGCGGAAGCGCAACCCTTGCCAGTGCCACGTTGTCAGCGCGTGCCGGTGCGAATCTCGTACCCGATGCGCTACCAAGCCGCATAGTTCGCGTTGCCCGCGAAAACCGCATAGTCCGCGCATAAAGGAGCACCATGGATATCTTCATCCACGACCCCCAAGCTACGCTTGTCTACGGCATCGAATGGGCTGACTGGCTTGCCACCGGAGACAGCCTTGCCACATCGACATGGACGGCGGACGATGGGATAACTCTCGGCAACGATGAGCTAGACGGCACGGAAACCCGCGTCATTGTTTCGGGGGGAACAGACAAAACGAACTATCGCATTACGAACCACGTTATCTCCGCCCTCGGCCTCGAAGATGACCGATCAATTCTCCTGAAAGTGCGGCACCGCTAATGTCTGATACCCTCGGCAATATCACAGTCCCCGATTTCGAGGACTCAGGGGAAACCTTTCCCATTGTTCCTGATTGGGGGTACGGCTATGCCCAAGCGCCCCATGTCGTAGTGCATCAGTTCGGCAGCGGCAACGCCAAGATCGAACAGCGGTTCTATCAAGGCACCTCTGCGAAACGATTCACCGTGCGCCGCGCCAGACTGACGGCCCCGGAGCGCGTGGCCCTGCGAGATTTCTACGAGGCCCATACCCCGTATCAATCGTTCACCTACAATTGCCCCAGCGATGACGGCAGCACCACGACCGCCTACACGGTGCGATTCGCGGAGGAACCGCTTTCCTTTTCGGACCTGTCGGATTGCGTCTGCTCCACTGGCGTTACCCTGATAGAGGTGCCGACCACCGCGCCGACCTACGCGCTAAACTCCACCGTGACGCGCTTCCCGTCGGCGGCACTGGCGACGGCCCTACTGGATCAAGCGCAGGAGATCATCCCGCTTGTCAAGATCTCCCCGCGCGAATCGGGCTATCCCGCAATCTATGTTTCTGACCGTCGATGCACCGTAGGCACGCAGCTTTACGTCCCGCGCCTGTTGGACTTCGACGGCATATCGCAGGGGATCTCGGGCGAGTCCGATCAAGCCTCGTTCGTCTTCGGCAATGCCGACCGCGCCATGCGCGACCTCGCCAACGATACGAACCTCCTACGGGCCGGTGTGGAGTTCAGCCTTTTCCACGTTGGCACCGGGATCAAGTTGGACCTGTGGAAGGGCGAGGTGGTGTCGTGGGATATGGACGCGGGGCCAGAGTTCCGCCTGTCCTGCGCCGATGGCATCTACGAACTGACGCTGCCCTACCCATGCCGCCGCGTTTCCCGGACGTGCTGGAAATCATACAACGATGCGGCGGGGTGCCCCTACGCTACACAATCGACGGGACTTGATACGACGCACTTCCCATCGGTATCGGCGGCGTCGTGCGATAAGAGCTATGACGGCGCAAACGGATGCCTCGCGCACGGGATGAAGCGGTACTTCGGCGGGATTATCGCTGAGCCGCAGACGTTCAAGACCGGCAAGATTCTGTTTGGCCCCATGGTGACGAAATCCTTTGTCGCCGACAGCATCTACGAATCCGTATTGCCAGAGATCTACTGCAACAATCCGTCCTACAAGGACGAGAACGACGATACGAAATATGGAATGCCGGTCCAGTGCAAGATTGCAGCGGTGCGCGATGAACTGGATTTCTTCTCGGGCCTTGGCATCGTGGGTGAAGGGCCGATCACGTTCGGCACAGGACATACCATCGACGGCATCTATCACTACGGGCAGGGGACGAGTGGCCCGACCAATGGCCTAAAGACGCGGACCGGCACGGACCCGGCTGGAGCAACCGACTATTTCTCGCTCTATGAGGTGGGCGACACAACCTCGTGGCTCGGGTTTACGAATTGGCGCAAGGCTTACGTCTCTGCGGAGAACGCCACCTATAAAGATAATTTCTCTGCGGGGGCAGCCTGTCTCGTACTTAAGCGGAACGATGACGAAGGAGTGCAGCTATCCAAGGCGTCCGATCATGCCATGGAGGCCATTGTCACCTACGGCCTGCAGGGGTGGCGATGGACGGCGGCGGGTACGCGCTCATGGGGGAATCTGAGCAATCCCGTTTGGATCGTGGTCAACATGCTCCTTAAGGCCAAGGGAGCGAGGTACGCCACCGCCGCAGTCGCGGAAACCTATTTCGACGTTACCGCCGCAATTGCTATGGCCGCCATCTGCGATACGTCCGTCGCCAAGGTCATCGGCACGGGCAACGAAACCCAGTTCAGCTATCAGGGCGTCATCGGCGACGAACGCCCCTTGCGCGATTGGATCACGGATGTCTTGATGAACTGCAACGGCTATTACACATGGTCGTTCGGCAAGCTCAAGATCGGGATTCGCTCTAATTCAAGCGCAGTCGAAGCCTTCACGGATGGCAATATCCTTTTCCGCTCGCTTAACCTCGCTCCCATGCGCCCGTCATTCAACTACCTGACGGGGCAATTCAAGGATCAGGAGTTCCGCTTTCAGGATAATAACGTCTCGGTCTACGACGAAGACCACGCGAAGCTCGTAGGAGGCAGTGCGGCACCGCTCTACCTCAAGGCGCAGATTCCCCTGTCGGGCGCATCGACAAAGAGCCAAGCCGCGCGCATCGTTACGACCCGTCTGCGCGAGGAACTCGGCGGGATCACTGCCGCTCAATGGGCGGCGGCGCGCGAACTGTCATTCCGTACGACCATCCTTTCCCTCGCCGTCGAACCTGGGATGGTTTGCTCTATGACTCACGCCGATATGCCATCGGGTGCGGGGGAGTTTCGCGTTACGGGATGGCGGCTGAACAAGGATTACTCCATCGACATCGCGGGGCGCACGACCGTTGATGAAATGTACGACATGACGGTGGGGCCGAAGCCCGCAGATGTTGCCGCCGATCCCGTGCCGGTCGAGACTCCGGTGGTGGAGAGTCCGTTTGATCGGGTGTACACGGGGCTGGAATCGGATGGGAGCTTGCCCAATGGATCGGTAACGATTCCGAAGTTGAAGGTGGTGCCGTACAACCACAACCCCGATCCGCTATTCAATGATTCATCGCTATGGAACCTGACTAGCGTTTGGTCTATCGTCACCCGCGCGACCGGCAACGTGCCCGATCTCATGGACGTTCCGAAGGCAATGGTGCTTTACTCCACCGCATACAGCGGCACCGCCGATCAAGTTTTCGCTGGGCCCCGAATCGTCCTTGGCGGAGCTGGTCAGAAAATCAGACTGTCGGCCACGTTATACAATAATGCGAATTGGGCGGTGCGGGTCGGCCTCTATTACTACAACGCGGCGGGAACGTATCTCGGCGGAACCGCGCTTGATCTAGCGGCTGGTGGCGGCGTAAGCTCGAAGTCTGCTATCGGAACCACGCCAGCCAATACGGCATTTGTGCAAGTCTTCGGCTATGCCCTTACAAATGCGAGCGCGTTCTCTGGGCAGGTGGCCGCATCTAATATCCGCGTCGATCTCGCCGGGACAACCGACCTACTCGTAGACGATTCCGTCACCGGCCCCAAGGTACTCGATGGCACGTTGACCGACGATCATATCACCGTCACAACCCTGTCCTCCCTTGTCGCCAATCTCGGCACCGTAACAGCCGGGACGATCACGGGGACCACGTTCCGCACGGCTGCGGATGGCAGCGGGAATTACATCGAACTTTCGGGCACGACCATCAAGGGCAAGGACTCGGGCGGGAATGAGATTTGGAATGTGTACCCCGCGCAGGGGCCGCTCGCGCTCACCGATTTCGGGGACGCCAATTTTGAGAAGGCGATGACGTCGAGCTATTTCGACAACACCTCCGACTACACCACCTGGACCGATACCAGTGGGCAGCCCAATACAATTGAGGGGCGAGAGGCGGCCCGTGCCCTGGCGATGGCGTGGTATGCCGCAAACGGCGTCTCCATCGTTTCCGTCGGTCGATGGGACATCACTTCGTTGCTCCCGACCGCTCCGCGCTATGTCTTGATTGCCATAAGGGCGACGGTGGGCGCTACCTACAAGGCCGAGCCGATCATTGGGCCAGTGACCACGACTCTCGGGACGTGGGTATCCACTCCTGGCGCATGGCAGTTTACGTTCCTCCCCGCTGCGTCCACTGTCCGCACAGGCATCTTGGGGGCGGTTACAGACACGCGGATGATCATCGTCCCGACCCAGAAAATTGGCTCGGGCCTCTATATTCACAGGTCATATACGGGCTCCCTGACCGGGGTCAGTGGCGCCAAAATCCGAATTGTGGGGGTGTTCGCGTGAAAATCCGTATTGCAAGATTGGCGACCGATAGCAAGGGCATGACAGAAAGCGCGGTCGGCAAGTGCGCGGCCATGGTGGGTGACACGGCAGAGACGATAACTGTTGATGCCGTGGAAATCGTCGGCCTCTTATGGCTTCGGCAAAAGGGGATCTTTCAGGCGGAGCTTGCCATCGGGGGCTATGATTCAACGGGCGTATTCCGCGCCGACCACACAAAGAAGCCAGCATTGGTAGCATGGAACCGCGACCAGTACCCGGAACTGTGGGCCAAGTACGGCCTCAATGAGTACAAGTCCATTGACTTCGACGCCGTGGCTCAATGGCTCCACGCCGAGGGGTTCCTTGATGCGGCGGGCCGGGACATTTGGCGGGAGCCGGACGTGGCCGCAAAGATCGAATCGGATACTGGCTCAATCGTTGCCGCGTACCGGCCCGATGTCGTAGCGCGCTACACCTATGTTGCTCCCGTTGTCGATCCCATCATCAAGGAACCTATCAAGGGATAACCATGCCAAACTTCGAATCACTATTCAGCGCCATTGTCGGCGCTGTGGTCGGGGGTGTATTCGCCGGTTTCGGCGCTTACGTCTCATTCTCTAAAATCATCGCGGTGCTGCAAACCAAGATCATCGGGTTTGAGGCGTCGTGCGCGAACTGCAAGAGCAATTTCGAATCTCGCATCTATCGCCTTGAATCCGTTCGCATGGATGGCGACTAGGGAGGCAATCAGTGACAGCGGAAGAATTGATAAAGCGCCACGAAGGGCTTCGGCTCAAGCCGTACCGCGATAGCGTGGGGATTCTGACCGTGGGCTACGGTCACAATCTGCAAGCGACGGGGGAGGTGATCCCTATCGCAATCTCGCAGGAAAAGGCAGACGCCTATCTGCGCGCCGACATGGCGAAGGCGGAAGCGGCGTGTGCGGCCATCGTCCCCGGATACGACCGCCTCTGTGATGCACGGCGGGCCGTCATGCTGGACATGGCGTTTAACCTGGGGCAAGCCGGCCTTGCGGGATTTCGGAAAATGCTCTCGGCCATCCGCTATCAGGACTGGCCGGGAGCCGCCCGTGAAATGGTCGATAGTAAATGGGCGCGGCAAGTTGGGATACGCGCTACGGAAAACGTGTTTATGATGCTGACGGGAGAGTGGCTATGAAAATCAAAATAGTGCTTTCAACGGGGAAAGAAATCGAGCTTACGCCCGAGGAAACGAACGAGCTTTTTGCTTTCAGGAAGCAGGGCGTTGCCTACGTCCCATACATACAGACGGTCCCGGAATGGTGGCCCAATTACACCGTGACCTGTGCCAGCCCAAACCCGGGGGGTGGATCATGATGCACATCCTTGAAAGGTTTCTGATTCATCTCGTCACTGGGCCGATCCTGATCGGGATCGTCTGGGTGGCCCTGGTCTACTGGTACGAGAACAACCGGAAGGTGCGGTGGTGGATGGAGGACGTGGACCGGGTCATGCTGACCGTGGCTGGCCTGGTCATCGCCGCCGTCGTAACCCAGCGGGAGGCATGGGATCTTTACCTGGGCCGGCAGACCGTCGCAAAGACCATCGTGGACCAGTTGTCCTGGTTCGCCATCGCCGGGGCCGGCTGCTGGGGCCTGTACCGGCTGGTGAAGAAGATGGGAGGCCGCCAATGAGCCCGGAAGGAACGCTTTGGTGTTGGTACCTGGCCGGGGCCCTGGCCGCCTTGGCGTGGAAATTCCTGGCCTATTACCGCGTCGGCCGACGGTCAGGCAGGGACTTCCCCGAGATCGCCGACGAGTGGATTTTCGAGCAGAGCCCGGAAAACGCCGTCAGCTGGATCGCCACGGTCCTGGTGGTCTGGTGCGCCGGGGCGCTGTTCATCGAGGACGTGGCGCTGGCCTGGGTGTCATGGATCAGCCTGATCCCGGCCCATCCGGCGTTCGCGGCGCTTTTCGGGTGCGTCATGGAGTATGGCGCCCCCAATGCCTTCAAATGGATCCTGTCCAAGACGCCCTGGGCGTCGCACGGAGCCTGACATGTTGACCCTGCTAGCATCGCTGTGGACCAACCCGCTGGCCCGGAAGTGCATTTTCTACGGCGCCGCTATCCTGGGCATCTTTTTGTGTCTCCGATGGTACGGCAATTCGCAATGGAAAAGAGGCGAGCAGCAGGGCCGACAGACGATGGCGCGGGAAATAGAGCGGTCGAAGCGCGCGGAATGGGAAGCCCGGGAGCGGGAGCTGGCCACCGCGGCCGCCGACCTGGACGCCGAAAAACACTCCCTGGCAGCCGCCACGGAACAGATCGCCCGGGACCGGGCAACCAACAAGGAAATCTTGTCAGTTGCCCTGGAGCGCATCCGGGCGGAAAGGACTAACCATTATGCGGACGCTGCTGCTGTGCCTGACGATCGCGTGTGGCGCGATATCAGGGCTGTCTCAGGACAACTCGCCGCTCACCCCTGACGAGGGCCGTCAGGTCCTGGGACAGCTCCTCGAATTGGGGTCCTGCCGGGAGGAATCGGCCGAGCTGGCCGGGCACATCGAACGGGATCGGGAGCAGGACGCCCGGGAGGCGGCGACCTGGGAGCGGGCCCTGGAGTTGGAGCGCAAGGCGACCGGTCTGGCTGAACGGGAGCGGGACCTCGCCCGGGAGAAGGCCGCCCTCTACGAGGACCTCTACCGGGGCGTCACCCGGGGCCCGGGGGTGGGCTGCCGGATCCTGCAGGTGCTGACGCTGGGAATCCACAGGTGCCAATGACCGACTGGCCAAAAACCCGTTTTATGGCCAGCCCATAGAATCAATAGGTTACCGGATAATCGCTTCATATCACATGCTATAGCAGGTGTCATGGGCGCACACATCGAATGGCTCTCGGGCGTGATGCGCCTCGGGAAGGATTTCCGCAAGTACGGCGACCCATATGAAATGCTCTGTGGGGTGGCGCGTATCGGGGATACCCTCGCCTTCATTGGCGCATCTAGCGAGACCATCGCAAGCATCGTGGGGGAGCGCGAGACAATCCGCGCCCTCCTGCGCCCACTTGGAATCAAGCGCGTCCGGTGGTCGAGGATGCGCGACGGAAAGGAAATATGGCGGGAGTATCCCGTATGACCATGGCAAAGAAAATCGACAAGGTCACAAACTGCATCGTCATTTCCGATACCCATTTCGGGGATCAATTAAGCCTCTGCCCGGAATCCATGCACCTACGGCACGGCGGAACATACCGTGCCAGCCGCTTTCAGAATTTCATCCGAGAGAGGTGGGAGGAATTCTGGAACACATGGGTTCCGCAGGCCACGCGCGGGGAGCCTTACGTCGTGGTCCACAACGGCGACCTGATGGAGGGTCGGCACCACAGGGCCACGCATCCGATCTCGCAGGACATGAGCGATCAGGAGGGCGTGGCCTATGAAATGCTGGCGCCCGTTATCGACAAGTGCCAGGGCCGGTACTACCAGATCGGAGGCACGGAGGCCCACGCTGGCCTGTCTTGCGAGGACGAGGAACGCCTCGCGGCCCGACTCGGGGCCATCCCCGACGGAACCGGCAACCGCTCCCGCTATGAGCTTTTCCTCCAAGTGGGCGACGCGCTCGTCCACTTCGCCCACCATATCGGCACGACCTCCAGCATGGCCTACGAATCGACCGCGCTCGGCAAGGAGTACAACGAGTTTTGCGCGGAGTCGGCGCGATGGGGCAAGCCGATCCCGGACATCATCGTGAGGAGCCACAGGCACCGGCACATTGAGACGCGGGTGCAGACGGCGCGGGGGTACGGAACCATCTTCGTGACGGCCGGCTGGCAGCTAAAGACCCCCTTCCTGTTTCGCCTCCCCGGTGGCCGCGTCACCGCTCCGATGATCGGCGGGAGCATGATCCGGCAGGGGGATGAGGAGTTCTACACGCGGCACAAAATCTGGGGCACAGAGCGATCCAAAACGGAGGTTGCGAAGTTATGAGTTTTTCGTTTGATGATGTGCTGAAGGAAATCAACCGGCTCGAAAGCCAGAACCCTGACGGATGGGCCGTCGCAGACCTGTCGCGCGAGAGCGGAATCAATGTCAAGCGGTGCCGGGAGTGGGTCCGGGAAATGATCGACACGGGTAAGGTGAAGCTTAACGGAAGGGCGAAGCGCATCAGCATCGACGGTCTGAAGCGGCTGGTGCCGGTGTACGTCTTCGTCAAGAAGGGGGCCAAGCGTGAAAAGTAAGACCCCTGTGTCCGACCGCGCCATGGCCGAATACTGGCCGGTGTTCATGCGCGAGGTTTCAAAGCGCCTCGAAACAGGGGCACGAGAATACGGCGACGGCTCATTCGCAAAGACACCGGCAGCCCTCATCGAAGAGGTGCGCCAGGAATTGCGCGACGTTACCGGGTGGTCATTTGTGGCCGATACCCAATTATCGAATATCCTCGAAACCATAGAGGCTATCGAAGACATAATCCCCGGCACCTGCCCGAAACATCCCCGCTATTCCCCCGACAAGCCGCCGCGCATCTGCTGTGAGCGGTGCTGGATGATCTACTCTGTCCGCACGGTCCAGCGCGACATGCTCGACCTCCCATGATCGCCGACTGTGCCCAAGCCGCTTTCCGCTCTGGGAAAGAATGATGTCGGGGCCGTCCTGCGGTTCGCCGGAGCCAAGAGCCGATAGCTCTCCGCGCAAGTAGGCGCGTTCTTCATCTGTAATGTCGAACCTTGTTTCGGCTAGGAGCAGTACGCGCATAAGGTCGGTCCCTTCCGCCTTCGGCACGCGATCCGATGGCCTCTTGGCTACAATGTCAAACCTCGCCTTGTACTCCTTACTCACCCGACCCTGCAATACAGGGTTCCCGCTAGGCTTCTTTTTCATGGCCGAATAATCCCAAAAAAAATATCCGTATACAATCATTTTTCTATTGACAGGGCGTATACACGGGCTTAGTGTGTATACATGACACGACAACGCACGACAGAGCCGATGGCCCACGCGCAGACCAGAATTCCGGTAAGCGCGGACAAGAAGGTCTCCCAGCTTGCGATAGAGGCCGGGAAGTCTCGCGGGGAGATTCTCCGCGAAGCCATCGTCAGCGGCCTGCCGGTTGTCGCGCGCAATATCTCCAAGGGGCGGAAGCCATCCCAGAAAAAGGATGCCGGATTCGGGGTAACTTCGACCCGATAAACCGCCCCAACGCTTTTACTTGCTTCGCTTGCGGAGGTCGTCATGGAAAAGAAATCGGAAACGGTGTCTGTCCGTGTTACCCCGTTCGAAAGAGAAGTCATTAACGACCTCGCTGAGCATGAGCAGCGGAAAGTCTCCGATGCTTTGCATAGGTTAATTTTCGCCGGTAAGGGAAGTCAACATTTACAAAGTTTGCATGATCGACATAAGACGGCATAACGGGTAAAGGGCGCGCCCGTACAAGACGCCCGCAAATGGAGCTAACGATGGCAACGAAGAAAACGCAGGAACCGGAAATGATCGCGATTAAACCCCTGAACCTCCAATACGTCAAGCTGACCCTCGAAGGCACGGCCCCGCTCATGCAGGCGCGATTCAGCGCGAAGGCCATGCAGGCGATGATGGAAAAGATGGCCCAAGGGCCGACCGCGAAGAAGGGCAAGAAGCGCGAGGCCAGAGACTTCGACGAGGACATGAAGAACGCCACGCACTACTCCACCGAAGGGTGGATCGGCGTCCCGGCGTCCGCGATCCGTAACGCCTGCATCGACGTTTGCAGGGTCACGGGCTACAAAATGAACTACGCGAAAATGTCCATCTTTGTCGAGGCAGACGGCCTTGACTCGGTGGACGGCACTCCGCTGATCAAGCTGGACGCTGGCGAACCGGAGCAAACGGCAATGGCCGCGCGCATCGCTATGGGATCAACGGATATCAGGGTGCGCCCGATGTGGCGCAAGTGGAAGCTCAATGTGACCCTGCGCTACGACGCCGACCAGTTCACGGCGTCCGATGTTGTCAACCTCATCAACCGTGCAGGCGTCCAGATCGGCATCGGCGAGGGCCGCCCCTACTCCAAGTCATCGAACGGCATGGGGTACGGGACGTTCAGGATCGCCAGCTAGTCAATCCGGGGGAGGCAAGCCCTCCCCCTTCGCGGCAGGCAAGGCAAGGCTCGGCATGGCAGGGCAGGGCGCGGCAAGGCAAGGCAGGCAAGGCGTGGCCTGGCACGGCCCGGACAGGCAAGGCATGGCAGGCGAGGCTGGGCGCGGCAAGGCTCGTCCCGGCGCGGCGTGGCCAGGCACGGCAGGCATGGACCGGCGAGGCAGGGCAGGGCCCGGCATGGCAAGGCAGGCATAAACAAGGAGGCGATATGGACATCAAGCAGGGCGTGCAGGAAGTTGTAAACAAAATATACGCAGAAGTGGGTGAGGTCAGGCCGAGCGCATTGGTTGAGGCGGCAAGGCCGAAATCCTCCCCGGCGCACAACGCCTTTGAGTGGGACGATTCCAAGGCTGGCGAGGAGTACCGGCTCATTCAGGCGCGGACATGGATCAGGAACGTGCAGATCATCATTGACGAGCAGCCCGAGCGGCTCATTCATGTTCCGTCCATCGTTCGCGACAAGGACGGGAAGCTCAATGAGCGCGAGGGCTACTACAAGCCGGGATCGGTTTTAATTCAGAACCGCGACGAGTTCGACGTGGCCCTTGACAGGGTCAGGAGCCGCATGGATTCCACGGTGGAGTCCTACGAATACCTGAAAAGTCTCGCGGCCAAATCGCGAGACGGCGGTAAGGCGAAGGCACGGCAGATCAACTTCAGGCGGGCAGACAGGGGTTTCGCCCAGGTTCGGGCGGCACTGAGTTAGCTCCTCACGGCAAGGCGTCGCAGGCACGGCAGGCAAGGCCCGGCTTGGCAAGGCCGGGCGAGGCGGGGCCTGGCAAGGCAAAGCAGGCAGGGCAAGGCGAGGCATGGCTCGGCACGGCCCGGATCGGCAAGGCAAGGCAAGGCAGGCAAGGCAAGGCACGGCACGGCTTGGCATGGCGCGGCTAGGCGAGGCACGGCAGGCAACGAAGCAATAGCAGTTCACTTTCTCGAATAGTGGAGGGCATATGGAGCCCGACTTCAGAACAATCATTTTCCCCGACAAGGATTCCCTGTGGCGCAGGGTGGACTGGCCGGTGGCTATCACATGGGGCGTAATCGCAGCCGTTGAGTTTTGCATCATCTACGGCGCGGCGTCCTACGTCATGGGGGCGATCAGATAATGTGTTTCCAATGGCTCGGCAACAAGATGGAATTCGACGGCAACTATGCGCGCAGGGTAAGCCCGCCGCCGTTCTGGTACTGGGTCTGCATGGCGACTCTTGCGGCCATCCTGCTCGGCGTCTGCATCCATGCGGCTGTCATGTGCCACGCCGGGGGCGTACAGGTTCAGGGCATATACGAGCCGCCGACGCAGAGTGAGATTGACCGGGCGAGGACGGAATACGAGTTTGCGGGGCGGTGGTCGCCAAGGGTAAACCACTAAACCCCGCAGCCGCATCACCCCACGGTGCGGCACCAACCCGAAGGTGGCCTGGCCGTCGCCTTCGGACAACAGGGGCGGTCGATTTCGCGCAAGTCTCCGGGCGTTCCGGGG